AAAGCAAGTGTTGTTGCATTGGATGTTAAACTAATTCCTGCTCCACCTACCATACCTTTTATACCGTTGAATGAATCTACGCCTACAACTCTTTGCCCTGCTAGTAAAGATTCACCGTTACCTTGAAGTCCACCATAGGAATAAGTTACACCAGCATTTGCTCGTTCAACTGCTCCCACTGATGAAGTAGGTGTAAGTTCTCTTATACCTGAACCAGGCGTTTCCACAAACACTTGGTCTCCACTTAGGAATATAGCACGGTCTGTTGAACTGTTTGCATTTGGAATAAGCAGTTCAGTACTGACTGCTACTGTGCTTAGGTTGGTCATATTGCCTGTATAGTTAGGCAATGTTGTTCCTGTTACTCTAGTATCAACTCTGGTATCAGTATAATAAAAATTTGTTGTGCCTTCTGCTAAATCATCTGTATTTCTTGCTAATGGGTAGTCTGTTGATCCATCATTTGTGAACTCCCATCTATCTGCTGTTTCGTCCCATTTAATATAAACATCTGCTGATGGATTAGGTCTGTCTACTTTTAAATGTGAATCTTGAGCAACGTTACCACTGTTCATAGTGATGTCTGCGTTCTCAACTATTAAATCTGTTTGCGTAACTGAGTTTAATGTACCTGTTACGTCTAGGTTACCTGTTACAGTAAATGCTGGAACTGTTGCTCCACTTAAATCTACTGTACCAGTAAATGTTTTATCGCCATTGATTGTTTGAGCATCTGCTTTAGTTACTACTGTACTATCTATTGCAACTGTACCACTTGATATGTCTATTCCAGTACCACCAGTAAAATGTGCTCTTACTTCTGAGGCACTTGGTCCTGTGTAAGTAATAACACCGCCACTGTAAGACAACGACCCGTCGCCTCCTGAGTCAGTTACACTAATAAGTCCTGTAATATCTCCAGTGCTCGGTCCTGTGTAAGTTATTACACCTGAACTATATGCTAGTGAACCTAAACCGCCGGCATCAGTAACACTAATTGCCGCCCTGGCTCTTGTATCAGTATAGTATAAATTTGAGCCTTCTGAAATATGTGCTGTGGTACTTGGTAGGCTAAACACACCTGTGGCTTCTACATAGCCTGCTGTACCGAGTGTTGCACTTACAAGAGTTCTAATATGTGTATCGTCTGTAGTAAATACTCCAGTACCACTACTGTAAGTAATACCAGTACCGCCTGAAACAGCACCTCTATAATCAGTATTACTTGGACCTGTATATGTAAAGTCTCCTGTTGAACTACTATAAGTTAAACTTCCGTCTCCGCTAGTAACGGCATCTACTGCCGCTCTAACTCTAGCATCAGTATAATATAAATTTGTTGAACCTTCACTTATGTTATCACTGTCGCCTGTGAGTTGACTTAATGCTGTTGGAACACTTGCAGGTGTAAATGTAAATACACCATTGCTGTATGATAATGCTCCGTTGCCACTTGCTGAATTACTTGTTACACTAAACAATGCTTCTGCGGCTGTTTCAAAATTACTAACTTGTGAACTTGTAATACTTACTGTTGTTTCGCCTGCGGCTGTTACTAATCCTTTTCCTGTTACAGTAAAGTTTGGTATAGTTGCTCCATCGCCAAAACTTCCTACGTTACTGTTCACAGTTGCTAATGTGCCTGTTAAACTAGGTGCTGATGTGTTAGCATTTAATCCTAATGCTACACTACCTGTAATGTCGCCTGTTAGTGTTAAAGTTCTATCATTAACTAATGCTCCGGCGTTTGTTGCTGTACCTGATAAGTTACCTGTAAAGCCACCGCCTCCAATAGAGCCACCGCCGTCAATAGTAATAGTTTGTCCTGAGCCTACATAAAAGTTTCCTTCTACTGGTTTATCGAATATAACATTTCCTGAAGCACCATAACTGATATCTGCGTTGCTTGATGCGTTTCCTAGTCTTAGAGTTCCTGTTGCGGCATCATTGTCTGCATTAATGGCATAAGTGTCTGCACTATTAAGTGTAATTGTATCGTTAAGATATGTTGTAGAACCTGTAACTACTAAAGCACCGTCTACTGTGAAAGTACCATTTTGAGGATTGAATGTTATATCCCCCTGTGGATTAAAAACTGATTTATCTGCCATTTAAGAAACTCCTAATTACAAGTATTTATCAGATTGTTGCAAATTTTTTACAGTCAAAAAAAAGCACTCCGAGGAGTGCTTTTTCGTATTCAAGTTTTGAATTAAATTCTTATTTGAATGATACGTTTGAAAGTGCAATTTCACCGACATAGTCAGCCGCATTACCCAATGAACTTGCTGTGTTAGTAAGTTCTAAGTAACCGTAACGTGTCATAAATGAAACTACTGGTTCAAAACTGTTTGGATCCATAACTGGTCCTGTACTCATTAAAGGAATATATGGGCAATAGAACGCAGGTGCGTCTGTTTCGCTTGATCCTTTATAACCAACTAATACAGAGCCACCGTCTGCTTGATATTGGTCTACGAATACTTTAATAGTACCGTTAAGTGTACCAACTAATTTGCTGTTTGAAGGTGCATCAAATGATCCTTCAGTTGTTCTTGCAAAAGTAGAAGTTGTCGCACTTTGTAAAATTGTTAATGCTTCTGGTGAAACAACAACATAGTTACCTGCGCCTCTTCTTGTTCTTGCCGCAATTAAGTTAGCCGCTCTGTTGATTCCGATTGCTAGTACGGCGTGCTTGTCACCGATGAATGCTGGAGTTCCGGAAATGTTTCCTGAACTTGCATCAAAGTCTAGTGTATCAACTGTTGGTGCTAGAGATCTGAGGTTGCCAAGCATTTCTTGGTCGATTTCAACCGCGATTTCTTGTGCAAGTGCCTGCATAATTTCTGCTTCAACATCAACACCGTGCATAGAATTGGCATCTTGAGCACTCTCAAAAGTCCATCTAGCACTTAGACGTCTAGTTTTCGCTTCAACTGTTTGTTTTAAGATTTGAACACTCATTTTTCTACCAACTGAACCCTCAGCCGCCGCTGTTGCGTCTGGTGATCCTGCGTAAGTAGATGCTAGTTTGAATGGACTTAATGCTTCGTCACCTGCATTTGCTCCACCGCCACTTTCTGCGTATCTTACTCTTAATGTGTGAATTTGACCTACTGGTCCGGTCATTGGCTGTACCCCTAACAATTCGTTAGAAATCAAAGAAGGTAAAACCCTTCTGATTAAAGGTAGCATAACCTTGTTTAATGTTGCAATATTACCCGCCATTGTAGCACCTGAAGAAGCCGCTTCTTGAAGTTGAACTTTAGAATTTTCTAAAATCGTCTCCATAGTCGTCTTCTTGCTACCATTTAAACCCTCTAAAAGAGCGTCTTTCGTTGCGGACCAATTGCTTTCAAATAATGCTTCTGCCATTATATTTCTCCTTAGTTTAGTCCTGCTAATTTTCTGAGTTCGTTAATTTCAACGACATCAGAATTGTTAGTTGCTTCTTGCTCATTGCTGGCAGGTGCAACCCTGTTACCAGTGTGTTCTGTAGTTTTCACTGATTCATTAAGTGCTTTCTTTTCAGTTCTTACTGATGCGTCCTCATTGAGTACACTTGGTAAGTACTTATTGAAAGCCTGTTCTAATTTGTTTGTTTGAACTGATTCTAACAATTCAACCATAATTTCTTTTTTCTCTTTATTAAGCGGAGTCATTAAGTTGTTTAATGTCTCGTTGCGTTGATACTTATCTTCTGCAATTCTTAACTTAGAGATAGTTTCTTTTTCTTGCTTAGTAGATTCTTCTAGTTTCGCGTTTGCGTCTTTGACTGCTGTTTGCATTTCTGCCATCTCTTCTCTAATCTTCTTCACTTCTGAATTTTCATTGAGGTAAGATGAAGCATACTCAGATGCTACGGATTCAAAAATTCTTCTACCAAAATCATTTTGCCTTGCCGCTTTAATGTCGTCTCTGTACTGACCAATCTCACTATTAATGATTTTAGTAATACTTGATTCAACTTTTCCAGCCGCTTTCTTAATGAACTGCTCTTTAGATTCTGCAAGTTTCTTACGACCTTCAGCAATCAATTGAACTTTCTTCTCAACTAACTCCTGTTTGTCCTTATGAAACTCTGAAATCTCATCAGCAACTTGTTCAATTACAAAGTTTTCTAACTTACCGATATTTGCTTTATGCGAATCTCTGTCTGCTTTTAACTCTTTGATTTCATTTGCTAATGTTTCTGTAACAAACTTGTCTAGTAATTTGCTATGTGCATCGATAGACTCTTTATATTTGACTCTGTCGCTTACTAGTGCTTGTTTGTCCTGTGCGAATTCTTTGATTTCTTCTGCTAGTGCCTCGGAAATAAATGTGTCCATTGCTTCAACTATTTGTCCTTTATCGTGTTCAAATCGTTGAGCGAACTCTTCCCTTAACTCTGCTGTGATGTCATCACGTGCTTCGCTTAGTTGAGCATTCCACGCCGATTGAATCTCGCCTCTTGCCTCTTCAGACAATGTGCTTGATTCTAATAGGTCATTAAATGTTGTCGCCATATGCTCTCTCCTATTTCAGATTAAGTTCACGAATAAAATTTAATATTTCTCGTGATAAATGTTTTTGTGCGCCTTTATCGTGTGTTACTGCTTCGGCGATATCGTGTATTACTCCACCACCTTGCATATTAAATAAACTTTCTCTTATTGCCTTAGGGTAGGCATCAGGGGCACTTGGTTGTGCTACGATGTCTACGGTAACTATATCAAAGTCAGACACACGTCCCGACTCGTTTACATTACCGCTACCCCTACTAGATACTCCTAACTTAGCACCACTCGTAAGTAGTGTTTTAGCAATATTACCCATAGGCGTATCTAAGAGTTTTAATTTACCATAGCCGTTTGCGTCTTGCATTTCCATATTTGTAATCATATGACTACATCTGTCTAAATTTATTTGTAACTCTTCTGGATGATCTAACTCTCCCAAAACAGTTTCGCCTTCATCTAAACGGTCTTGAATGCTTTTTACGGCTCTTGCAATCTCATTGGTAGGGTAAACCCTACCATTTTGATTTTTTACGTCTCCTTGAATAAAAAGACCACTCATAACTAAATCTTTACCGTCTGCACTACTTTCCACTAACAAGTTAGCCTTATCGTGTGAGTAATATTCGTATAATTTTCTAGTCATTGTATTCTACCTTTTTATTATAAAGTCTTATCCACTGATAGGACTTTTTCCACCGTCACTTTCGTCACCTTTAGGTGCTGGTGCGGCTTTTGGTTCTTCTCCAATGTTATCACTTGGTGTATGGTCTTTGGCACTTTCGCCTTTAACACTTTCTTCGCCACCGTGTGATACGTTGTCTTTTGCTGATGCGCCTGCATCAAATGTTTGTTTTGGCTTAGAACTCAAAGGACTTTTACCGCCACTTTGTGCTTCTTTGCTCTTAACCAATGAAGCCTTATCGTCTTGAAGTTTAGTTGCTTCTTCAATCGCTTCGTCTTCACTTTCTTCAGATTCGAAACCTAGTTCTGCTTCTAATTCATCTTCTGAATCTTCAACTTCTTCTTCCGCTTCGTCATCATCTGACATAAGTTTTTCAAACTCTGCTCTTAAATCATCTAGTTGGTCTTCAATATCGTCGACTCTGTCTTCAATTTCTTCTTCGCCTTCTTCGTCTGACTCTTCGCCATCCATTTCAGGTTCCATATCCATTTCCATATCATCGCCTTCGACTTCTTCGATACTTGATTCTTCTTGGTCAATCTCTTGTTCGATTTCGTCAAGTAAGTCTTCGCTTTCCGCTCCACCTACTGTTTCTTCTACAGCCTCTTCTTCAGATTCTTCAGCCTCTTCAACTGCCTCTTCTTCAGATTCTTCTGCTTCTTCTACTGTTTCTTCTTCTACAGCCTCTTCTTCATCTAATAGACTTTCATAAACATCGCGAGCCTTTTCCACCATAAAATCGTGAATTAAGTCTTTTGCTTTGTCCTGTTCGTCGGCAAGAAGATGCTCTAAAACTTGTTCTAGTTTTGTTTTATCTGACATCGTAGCCTCTCCATTTGTTAATATTCTGGTGCTAGGCAAGTATGACACAAATCATACTGATTCACTAGCATCTAATAGTATTTAATGTTCTATACTGTTTTTATAGTTAAATAGTGTGTTTTTGAACTATTTTAGGTGTTTTTTCGTAGAAAAGGGTTTTTCTAACGAAATTCTGTTAAATTAGACCGCCGCCCATTCCGCCTGCGTTGGGGTCTTGTTTCTTGTAAATCTTTTGAACAAACTCTTTACGAGATTCCGTTTCACTCTTTTTGTAAAGTTTAATCCTTTTCAATTTGTTCAAATTCTCTAAACTTAACTTAGGCTTTCTAGTGTCGTCTAAGTCATACTTATTTATCGAATCTGCGTCTGGATTGTAAAACTCGTTTAATCTCATTTATATTCCTGGTTCTGTTCCTGGTTCAGTAGTATTTATGTCTCCGCCCGGTGCTAATGGATCTATAGGTGCGCCTTCGTCCGGTGCTAAATCTGGTCCTAATTCAGGAGTTAAGCCGCTAGTTGTCTGCGGTGTTACTCCTACTTGTCTTAAATTATCTCCGTCTGGAGCAATATAATCTTCACCGTTTTCTTCTCTCCAATGCTTTTCATTCTCTAGTATTTCTTTTTCACTTAAACCCAAATACTTCTTGAGTTTGAATTGTGTACTTAGATATGGTATGCCTTCTAACTGTCCAAACACCTGTGCCCTTGCAGTATCTATTTCTAAATCCCTGTAACTGGCAAAGTTTTGAGCATCAGCAAATCCAATACTAAACAATCCTGCATCAATTTCAAAGCCACTGTGCTTTAAATATCTTTTGAACTCTCTGTCAATTTCTCTTATAATAGTGTTCTGTAATCGTTGACAGTATTTTGTAAATCTATATTCTTGTATATATGCTACACCTACTTTACCATCGTTGTATGTGCCTGTTCCATCATCTGGTCCTGTTGGCAAATAACTTGTTGGTATTCTTAAACCTCTTAACAGTTTGTTGTTGAAGTATTTTAAGTCGTCAATCTCACCTAAGTTGTCTCCACCTGGTAGTGTGTCTACTTTACTACCTCTACCTTCTGCTGTTGTGGCAAAGAAATAATCTTCCAACATACTCATTGGATTGTAACTGCTGTCTACTACGTTGCCGCCTTGACTGTTTTTGCTTGGTATACGTTTTTGTTGCACTTCGTATCTTACTTTTTCCAAGTACTGCTGTGCTTTGTGAGGAGGCATATTACCTACATCAATAAAGAACACACGTCTTTCTGGTGCTCTATGTACTCTGTAAATAATAATACTGTCTTCTAATAATTCTTTCTGCTTAAACACTTTGAACACAGGATCTAATATACTGCTACCAAAGGGCCAAGTAGGTTCCATACCTTCTGCTAAACTTAGGTGTACAACGTGTTCTGCTGGAATAGGCATACTGGTACTTGATGAACCGTGGTCTGTGCCTTGTATATATCCTGCTGTTGAAGTAGGGTTTGAATAGTCTGTTAATATAGCACCACTTCCATATGGTCTGTTATGACTTGGTGCATAGTTAGTTGCGGCTAAGTCTTTCAAATGGAAGTCTACGTTTTTAATAAAGTAGGCATCGATCTTTTTCCCTTTGCTTTCGTTTACAACGACTTTCTCTACATTGGCAGGGTCCACCCAATACAATTTAAATGTCTCTGGGTCTCTTATGAAAACTTGGTCACCGTACTTTACAGTACCTCTGAACATTCCAAATGTTCTTCTGTTGAGTTGATTTAGTCTACACCATTGTTCTAACTTTTCTGTGATAATTTTTACTTCGCTGTCACTGGGATCATCATTATAATGTATCTCATATGGCGTTTTGCTTTTTTCACTTACCTGTGTGCTAAATTCTGATATGGTATCTAATGCCGCATTTACTTCCAAATCTCTATCCATTTGGTCATATTGCATATATCTCATTAACCTATCAGGCGAACCTTGATAAACTTCAGGCAACCAACTGCTATATCTACTAGTTGCTGATGCACCGTAAGTATCTCCTCCCTGTGTGGGATTAGTTCCATATGGCAATCCTGCGTTATCGACTGGTGTAAAGTATTTCTTCCAACTCATATATTTCTCTTATAGTGTTTATATTACTATATTTATCAATTGATGTCAATCGAAACGATTGTTGTGGCTGGAGTGTTATTACATATTGGATATATGTTGATAAATTTTTCTTAGGAATGTTGCTTGTTCTTGTTGTAATATAGAGTTTTTCAGTTCAGTATCAGAATTGTCTGTGCTAGCCGCATTTTTGATTGCTTGTTGCATTTTGTATTCTTCTGAGCCTTCTTTGTACTCAGCATCCATATCAATACCTAGTTGTTTAGCACTATTCTGCATCATTGCTTCTTGGCGTTCTTTAACAGCCTTTATATCTTTTTCGATTCTCTTTCTGGCTTTTTTGTTTGTAGCACTTGATAAGTCATCTTGCAGTATGCTTAACTGTGTGTCAAGGTATGTGTCTTCTGCTTGTAAACTTTGCATCAATATGTTTGAGAATGCTTCACTGGTTTTTGCAACGGCATCGTCCGCTGATGCTCCAAATGGTACTAAGAAATCATCTGTGAGTATTTGTTTATATTGATTTATATTATTTGGGTCTGAACGCAACTTATCAATTTCTCCAGCACTCCACGTAAATCCATCACCTATAGCATCACCTATCATTTGTCCTGCCGCCATAGTTAAAAATCCTACAGGTCCTAATAGAAATCCTAAGGCTCCTATTCCCATACCTATACCGCCGCTTATACCTTCGGCTCTTCGTGCATAAGTTTCTATAATATCTCTTCCGGATTGTTCTTGTCCATTTTTTAAACCTGCCTTTAGATCTCCTGCTACATTTATTCCTGAGAATAATGCACTGAGAGGACCTGCCACTCTTCCAGCACCAGTTAAGACTTTACCGGTTTTTGTATTTGACATAAAGTTTAATGCACTTGTTCCTGTAGTAGTTCTTGCTAATGCTTGTTGGCCTTTGTTTAAATTTTTGTATGCGTTTCCACGTTGGTCCAATCTACCAGCATTGGTAACTCTGCCTCCTGCTGTAGGAGTTCTAGTAACTGAATTTGCTATAAATCTGCTACCTCTAACAATTGGTCCTACTAATGGGCCTAGCACCATCATACCTAATGCCGCTAATATATACTCCATTTTGTCTACTATGCTACTGAGTACATTGGCAAAACTTGCCAACGATGATCCTAATGCGTCGAACAGACCTGGAACATCTTTTGCGGCGTCAATATGTTTCTTTTGCGACTCTATGTTCTTTCCGTGAACTTTCATTTCTTCTGTGATACGATTTCGTTCATCTTGAGTTAAACTGTCATCATCTCTTAGCCTGGCTTTTCTGGCGTCTAATTCTCTAGTTGAAACTGCTATACTTTCCTGCGCCATTTTGGCTCTATCTGCTAAATCATTTTGTTCTTTGCTTCTAAATGCTCTAACAAAATTTTCAACGTGTTCAGACATCCTTATGGCCATCTTACCAAATTTATCTCCGAAATTAGTCGCCGCCAATGTTATTTTATCAGCATTTACAGTGAGTTTGTGGCTGAAACCATCTATTGTTGCAGATCCTGGAATTATTGTGTTCATCAAATTCATTAATGCTGTATTCATTCCTTGTACAGCATTTTTATTACTGAATAGTGTTATAAGGAAATTCCCAAACATTGCCCTCACAGAATCTATACCCCTTCTTAACACACTGAAATTTTTCACTTGGTCTTTGGTAAGTTTTTCTGCTGTAATTCCAAACATAGTAATACTTGTTTGTGCTCTTTCAAAATTGTTTGTGAACTGTATTAATTGTGCGGCTGATTCATCGCCTGCCCTAGCAAGAATGAATAAACGTTGCCTAGTTGCTTCACTTTGATTTCCTAGCAACTTATTCATACGTTCTTGCATTTCTGCTTCGTTTAATTCACCTGTGAGCATAGCCATTCGCAAATTTTGAAACTCTTTGTTCATTCCTGGCAATGCTCTCACAATACCGACTGCGGCATCACTAAAGCCTAATGCTCCTTTACCTGCGGCATCTATAAATGCTGAAGCAATTTGACTGCCTGCTTCTCCGCCCATTTTAATCATTTCATCTGCAAACTTGGTCATTGTGTCTAATTGTATTTGTCTGGCTTCTTTACTGCCTTTTGCAAGTCCTATTAATGCATCACCTGAATTTATTGCGGCGTGCCTTAATGCAATAAACTCATTTACACTTTGACCTAACACTTGTGAGTATTTGATGGCTCTGTCTGCTGATTCTAACATTGACGATTTAAAGGACTTAGTCCCAACGTCTATCGCACCAATTTGATTTATTCTAAATTCTGTTTCTCTACCTACTAGTTCGGCGGCTTCAGCGATAGTATATCCAAACTCTATAAGAGGACTGTTTACATCTGTAACTGCTTGTGTTAACCCACCGAATCTTTCAGCACCTAGAACTGTTACTCCGGAGAAGGTGTTAAAGATTCCTGCAAGTTCATCAAAACCTATACCCATACTTGTTGCTTCTGAAGAAAGTCTGTTTGCAAAACTGTTTACATTCAATGCAAAACCTGTGCCTGCTTGTATGCTGGCTTCCATAGTACCGACATATTTCATCATTGCGTCACCGGCATAAGTTGCCGCTGTTCTCAACAACACAAAACCTGCTGTGCCTAATGCAGAACTTAATGCACCAAAACTTCTACCCAAACTCACTGCGGCTTTTCGATTGAACATCGATTGGCCTCTTTCGAGTTTAAGGTTATCTACTAATCCTTTACGTTCTTTGTTTTCTTTTCGTAAGTTGTTTGCAAAATCATTTGCTGTACGTTTGATATCATCAAACGAGCCTTTGCCTCCTCCTGCATTTTTTACTCGATTAGTTGATGTCGACCCTACAGAGCCTCCGCCCATTTTGTTTAGTAGGTTGACTAAATCTTTGGCTGTTTTTTCCGTGATGAAATCAGGTATACCGTCTACCTTAAATTGACTGTTATTTCCTCCAATTTCTGTTAATGTTATTGCCATTAATCACGAATCCAATTAAAACTAGTTTTTACGAAGATAAATACTTTCCTAGTTAAGTTATAACTATTTATCAAAACTAATTTGGAGCAGAAATGAGCGACACTAACACACAAAACAATGCAGTAAACCCACTGAAAGGGTTCTTTAGAAATCCAGCATTATATATTTCACTACCCAGTAGTGGAGCATTTTACGAGCCAGGAGACATAAAATTCGACAGAGGAGAAGAATTAGCAGTCTATCCTATGACAGCACAAGACGAAATGATTACAAGAAGTCCTGATGCACTACTAAATGGAGATGCTGTTTACAAAGTTATTGCAAGTTGCGTACCTGGAATTATATATCCAACAAAACTAACAGCCAAAGATGCTCAATCATTAATGATTGGTATTAGATGTGCTACATATGGCGATGACCAAGAAATAAATCAAACGTGCCCAGAATGTAGAGCAGAAAGCAAATACAATATGAACTTGCGTGATGTTATTGCAAACATTGAGCCTTTTTCAGACAATCATCTAGTTAAAACAGACAATGGTTTAGAAATTGTGTTGACACCAGTCAGTTACGATTCCACATTGGCTACTAACAGATACACATTTGAAAATGCTTCTATTTTAGCCAGTATGGCAAATGTTGCCGACGAAGATGGTGTTACACAAACAGAAAGAATGGAAACATTCAGAAATGCTTTCACCAAGATGGCAAATTTGAACTTACAGATTATGTTAGACAGTATAAGGTCTATAACTATTAAGAATGCTTCAGAAGAAACACAAGACACAGTTGTTACTGACAGAGAACATATTACTGAATTTTTAAACAACTGTGATGCTAAAACCAGTCAACAGATTGAACAAGCAATAGCAGATTACAATAGCACAATTTCAACTGAAACACTATCTGCTACTTGTGGAGAATGTGGTCACGATTATGAAACACCATTGGAGTTTGATCCAGTAAGTTTTTTCACAGGGTCCTAAGTACTGAAGATCCTGAACTGATTCAGGAGCACTTAGGACGTATTAAAAAAGAATCAGACGATATTGTTAGATCCCTAACACTTATAGTAATGAATTACGAAGGTGGTATAAGTTATTCCGAAGTATGGGAAATGTCTCATTATCAAAGAGAAATGGCAATACAAGAACTAGTTAGAAAGAGCGATGCCATCAAAGCATCACAAGGCGTTTCGACTCAGAAACAATTATAAACAACTAAAAAACAATTAAACACTTTATAGACACTTCGTGTCTTTTAAAACTACATTCAATCGTTTCGTTTCACTTCACTCTTTCATTTGTTTTAAATGTTTTTAATTAACATTGGCTTATCTCGAAAGTGGAGTCATAATTCACCCTTGCGGGTGAAAAATAAATCTCATCTCGATGAGCCTCGTCATCTCTAACTCAGGTGCTATAAAGAGGTGGTGGGCCTTGTCCCCTCATACACTACTGTCACGAATCCCACGGAAACCAATATAACCTTGTAGAGTTTGGTTATACTGACTGCAGGTTGCTTTTTCTCAGAGCCTGATCCTTTAATACTGTTTGTCGTTTGTCTGTATTTCATTTGCCGCCATACATACTAGAATCTCGCACCGGGTGTTTCCATTGCCGGATTGTCAAAGTAATCGATATTATCAGCCTCGATGGGGTGGTGTATGGACCTATGTTTGCCTTGTGTAGCCTTGTGTGTTTGACTTGGTGTCTGTGTGTGCCGTAATGTTTGTTGTTGCAAAAATAGTTATCTATCTTTCAGTGCTTCTTTTAGTATTTGTGAACCTCCGACTCTTACATTGATAATTCCGTTGTAATAATCGTCACTCAATAATACTTTGTGTTTGAATTGTAGTTCCGCTTCAACGTAACTTGCTACTCCTCTGCTAGGACAATACTCTAATATCTCTCTAGTAAATTGGTCTTCGCCTAGTTCTAATACGTCATCGTTCAAGTGGTCACTACTTCCCCAATAAGTACGCCAGTCACTTTCTTTAGTGCCACGCCTTTTATTCTTTCTGCCTTTTAATGGGGGTTTTGTTGTTTTGAATTTGGCAAGTTTCTTGCCAATGTACTTCATACCGTTTTGATTGTTTGTGATTAAGTAAACAAATGCTTCACAATCTTCCGGAAGTATGTCTACTACTTTGCCTTTATGTAACCAATCGCTCATTAGTTTACATACTCCGTATCCGTATTGTAACTAGTGAAGCCTCCTTCCTTGATTACCGTTAGTACGTTGTTTACTCTTCCTTGTAGTTCTTCCCTATGACTGATTAAGTAAATGTTTTTGTTCTGCTCTCTGCTCATCTTTTTAAGTATGCTAAGAGCATTTTCTACACCTACACCGTCTAAGCCACTGTCTATGAGTTCGTCTATGCAAAGGAAGTTCATTGGCTGATTAAGACTCTCATATATGTCTCTAAATGCCCAACTAAGGCTTAAAATGAGTCTATTTCGCTCTCCTCTGCTAAGGTTATCAAAGTCTAAGTCACGTCCGAACTCTGTAATTTCTACACTTAAATCACTCTTAAATTTAACATCGTGTGGTAAACCTATGCGTTCTAGGTAGTTTGCAAGTCTATGATTCAGGAACATTAAGTTTTGGTCAATTATACGTCTTCTAATAAAACTATCTTTGGAAGTCAATAGTTTATATAAGAAATCTTGATGTTCTCTTAACTCATTTAACTCGTTCACAGTTTCCCAACTTATAGGTTGTAGTCCTGTTTCTTGTAATGTTTTAATTTGCTCTATGTAAGGGTTTTCTAATGCCACAGCATCTTTAAGTTGCTGAGCAATATTGTTTAAATTGTTTTGGTGTGCTATTGCTTCTTCTTTTGTACGATAAAACACTTCTGGTTCTTCTGAAATATCACCTACGTCTTCTATGTCTTTTGTGATAGTTTCTATATTTTCATCTAGTTCTTTGAAATGTTCTTGCTCTGTTGCTAGTTTGCTTTCTAAATCTTTAGTGTATTCCTCGTGAGTATCTAAATGTGCTGTGCTTTGTTCACAAGCAGGGCAAACACCTTCTTTTGCTTTTTCAATGTTCACCTTTAATTCTTGTATTCTATTATCGGATCTTTTAAGACTAGATACACTTGCATCTAAATCTTTTTTCAGTTGCTTTTTGAGGTTAGACTTCTCGTTTATTTCGGAGAGTATTGTATGCGACTCTAGTTCAGTGTCGATATCTATCTCTTGTAGTGTTGCAATAGCAGTTTCGAAGTTAGCAATTTTATCATTGCTGTTCTTTTGCCACGCCTTACTGCGACTTTCGATATCTTTAATACTTTTTTCAACTCTGCTGTTGCTATCCTTAACAGCATTTATTCTAATCTCTTCTTCTTTAATAGTGTCTCTGGTATCTTTTAATCTGACCTTGAGTATTTCTGCTTTTTCACTTAGTTCTGTTATGCCCAACAGTTGCTCAATCATTGCACGTTGGTCATTTGCCTTCATACCTAAGAAAGGTTCTGTGTAAGTGTTAAGTGCAACAATGTGTTTGAACATATTATGACTAAAGCCAATTAATTTTTCTATGTCCTTTTGTGTTTCTCTGCTGTCGCCTTGTTGTTCTTGGTCTTCTTTCTCTTCACCGTTTACATAAAACTTTAAAAAGTTAGGACGTCTTGCTCTTTCTATTTTGTATTCAATGCCATTCTTTTCAAACTCAACACTGACAACCATATTCTTGCCATTTGTTTTGTTTATAAGATTGTCTCGTCTAATGTTTGTTAATGCTTCTCCGTAAAGAGCATAACTGAGAGCATTGATGATGGTAGTTTTACCAGTACCATTTCTGCTACCGTCTCCGCCTAGGTCTAAATTGTTACCTAAAACTAATGTAAGTGTTTCACTGTCAAACTTTACTCCCTGTGTGTTGTTACCAACACTCATAAAATTCTTCACAGTTAATGATTTAATCTTTAACATATTAAATTTCTATATCGTTGTAAATATCTATCAACGTTTGGGTTTGAATTGTATTGCTTTCCACAGTTTCTAATTGCTGTAACACAATTTGATTGACTGTTTCAAAATGAATATCCTCTTCTACATATTCTTCTGCTTCTTCTTTTGCTGGTATAAGGCTAAGTTCCCTTACTCCAAACTCATTACTAAATGCTTCTTTGATAAATGTTGCTTCTTCATAACTGATAGGCACATCTATTTTTACTCTTGCATAAGTGTTTTCGTTTAACAACGAGTCCTTTTCATCTAGCAGTTGTTTAAGTCCACAACTTACATATCGAGGACAATCGGGCCAGTTTACAAACACAGGCTCTTCGTCCCATTCTAAAAACATTGCTCCACGTTCGTTATCAAACACGTCTGCATAGTTGTGGGGGAAGGCATTGCCTATGTAATGTATATTGTTTTTGTATTGACGTTTGTGGAAATGTCCACTAAACACATACTCGGGTCCTTCCAAATGTTCTGCTTTGATTCCACCGTGGTCTGGCATCTCTACCATTGCATTCATTTTAAAGTATGGAAGTTCAAAGTGACCAAACATATACTTGACTTGCATCTTTGCAACTTTCTTATGTTCGTCACCAACTAGCCAAGGAATAATAGCACAGTCTCCTTGTTCCATTATCTCATCTACCATAACAAAGTTCGGTAAGTCTCTAGCAAACTCCATACTGTTGAGTTCACGTTTGTCTCTGTAAAATAAATCGTGGTTACCTGTTATAAAGTATACAGTTTCAAATGCGTCATTCAGTTTCTTTAAGTCTTTCCAACTTGCATTTAATGTTGCTACATTTACACTTGCTCTTTGATGATGCCAATCACCTAGGAACAAACAGGTCTCTGCATTTCTGGCGTGAGCCTCTGCTATAAACCAGTCTATAAATTTGTTACAGTCTTTAAGATGTACACCGCTATTAGACTTCAAGCCGTAGTGTATATCTGTGAATACTGCGGCGTGTTTAAATAGATTCATCTAAATTGGTATTTTCCTGCTTTGCTAATTCTCTTTGTGCTTTAACTTCTTCTTCGTGTTTGATTTGTCTTGTGAAACTTGGCAATTGCCCTGCTTCAATAAGTAAATCATCTCTTATGTTCTGATTACGTTTCTCAATGTTTAAAACTCTAGTAAAACTATTAGTAATTGCGGCAGTATAATAAGCAAACGGATTGTCTGACTTTGCTTCATTAAACTGTAAACCAATTTGTGCTAATTGCACTAATGCCTGTCCTCTCATTTCGTCGACGTAAGTGTATCCTCTCCAGTTTGCTCTTTGACTGTATCGTTCTACTAACTTCAAAAACATATGTCCCAACTTGGGAGTAATAGTTCCTTTTGTTAAATCAAACTTACCACTCTTAGGTCCACCACTCCAATGACTTCTAGCAACTTCAATAAGTTCGTCATCTTTGTAAGCATAATGTTTAAAAGGTAAAAAGTTTAGTTTAGCCTTTGTTTCTGCAATGTTTTTAGGATTATTTTTCCTACCTGGCTCATCAGGTATATGGTCAAAATCCATAACTCTAAAAGTTAATTCTTCTAAAGCAAAACTATCTGGATCAACAATAAATTCCTTTTGTCTAGGTTTCTTATTTGCTGGACCATCATATTCTGCTACAGCAGATTTATAGTTTACTTCTTTTAGTTTTTGTGCTTTATTGATTCTTGCAGTTTCGATTGCTTGATTGTCAATCTCATCTGTGTGATTCACAATAATATCAAAATCATAGTGGTTTTGTGATTTAACCCAACAAAACGACATTTTGCTTTTGTGAATCTCTAATAAGATATCTTTATTATTAAGATAATTTGTTTTAGCCATTTGTTCTCCAAATATATTTTTAAACAATTATAATACACTTTTACGGCATTGTCAAGTATTACTTATGCTTTTCTTTATATTAAAACGTGTTTTATTGATAACGATAAATACTGTTTATTAGGAGAACTTGATGGAAGGCGGAAATAAACCAGACCAACAAACAGTTATAACAAACCAAGTAGGCAGTAGACGTCTAAGTCCCACAGATTGGCGAGCAAAAATAGGCCCGTACAAGAAAGCAGACTTTGACCAAATATTTGGTCCTAACTTGAAGAACAAAGAAATGAGGCAAGTGTTAGGCACAGGCGAAGGCGAAGATGGCACCGGTGATAGGCAAGACACAATTTTACAACCACTAAAAGACATAGGTGGTATTATATATCCTTACACGCCTACTATACTTGTAACAGGACAAGCAAACTATAACGAAATGACGTTCACTCATTATAACTATCCTATATACAGTTTTATGAACAGTACTCCTCCTGTGTTTACAGTTAGTGGACCTTTTACAGCAAACAATGTAAATGAAGCAAGATATCTTTTAGCAGTTTTAAACTTTTTAAAAGTATGTATTAAGGCACAGAACGGAAGAGGAGCAATGAACACAGGATTTAGAGTACCGCCTGTGTTGGCGTTTAGTTACTTAGGACCAAATGGGTACGACAAAGTACCGTGTGTAATAAGGAACTATTCATACCAGTTAAGAGATGATGTTGATTATGTACCAGTAGACACACAAGACTATTTTGCAACCAAGGCAATATACAAAGAAGAAACAGATAATTTATTCTTGCATCAACGTGATGGCTCGGATAACTATACAACTTATGTGCCTAGTAGTGTTGATATCTTGATTGACTTAGCACCACAATATAATCCTGCTGAATTGAGAAAAAGGTTTGACTTAGATCTTATGACACAAGGAGCATTAGGAGGTAAGTACACATAATGGCAACAACTAAAAACAGTTTTATAAAAAATGCAAAAGAAAGAGACTTTTATTTAGATATAAATTATTTAAACTTAAAAGGATTCAAACCATCTGTAACAGACGTTACAATAACAATAGATAAGAAAACCGAATATAGACCAGACTTACTTGCTCACGAATTGTATGCAGATTCAAATCTATGGTGGGTGTTTACATTGAGAAACCCAGATCTTTTAAGAGACCCAGTTGGGAATATGGTTTCTGGTTTAAAAATTAAAGTACCTACTTTAGAAAGAGTACTAGAAAGGTTATAATGACATTAGAAAAATATTCAGGCCCTGTCAGAGAGTGTCCTTATGTAGATGGAGGATTTGTACCCTCTAACATTCTTGATGAATATTCAACAGCAACATACAACATAAAACTTTATATGCTAGGATTAGGTTCTCTTATTTCTGGTGCAGGCGAAGGCGGACAAGGATTTATCAGAGATGAGAACAACGAAATAATTATTGCTCAAACAGGCATAACAGATATAAAAATAGATGACCTTGTGATAAGTTCAGTTGTAGGTGGCGGTGGCGAAGGATCATCCTCTAACAGTATAGGCACAAATATAAATTTTAAATTGATTCAGCCGTTGCGATGCGATTTAATGGAAAGACTACTGGCGGCCCAAGAAGCACTTAACTTGAAACCTTTTCAAGAGTTCCCTTTATTTTTAGAAATAGGATTTGTAGGTGGACAAAAATTCAACTCTGGAAATTTAAACCCTCCTATAGAATATGAAGCACCAACTAAAATTATTAGAATGTTGTTATCAGATTTCGATTTGGTAATTCAGAGTAATTCTTCAGAATACAATTTTGCTTGTATTGGATACGAAGATGGCATATTCGAAGCCAACTTAGAAAGAAGACAGTCGTTAAATAAATTTTCTATTGTGTATTCCACTATAAAAGAAGGATTAGATAATTTAGCAAAAGGATTTAATAGGCTAAACAAAAATGCGTATAGTGATAAAATTAGAGAAAACAAAGCAGATGTAAACGAAACACCAGGGCAAACTCCATATGACATACACGAGTTTGATACTGATACAATTTATCCAAAACCAGGTGAAGAAGGTGTCGATACTGAGGCATTAAAAATAATGCAAAACTGGCCCAACTCCTTAATAGATTTAAGTAGTAAGATTGATACATCGAAATACTCTGCAGAAAGTGTAGTAGTGTTCAACGAATTGGATTTAGAAAAGCAAGAAGATTTAACTGTGCCTGCAAATGCAGATGCAAATCCAGACGCAACATATATTTACACAACATTTCCAGATAAAACAGACTTGGTTACAGCCGCAACTAAAATTATTTTACAAGATATAAAGATTCAAAATATGGTAATTAGATTGGTTAGTGGAAAATCTCTTGCAGATATTAAAAAATTAATTCCTACTGATTTAGACTACGACAAGACAGCAGTATTTTGGTTTGATATTAAAACGGATATTGCACCGATTGGTGTAAATTATCTTCATAACAGAGTTGCATACAAGTACACTCACAGGATAATGTTAAAAAGAGTATATTCTAATATGTTCATAATGCCTGATGAGATTTTAAATATTACAGCAATTGGAAAACAGAATTTACAAGAAGAATTAAATGCAATCACACATAGATACTATCCATATATTTTTACAGGACAAAATGACCAAATACTGAATGCAGTCATTTCAGATACTTCAGGAAACGGAATGATGTTGACATTGCCCACAGGCGGTGTAAACTTAAAAGCAAGAGTTAGACAAAGCGAAGTTAAGAATCAAAGTGCAACCGAAGTTGCAGAAGAGTTTGACCAAAAGTATCTGGCAGGTGTATTAAGCCAATTAGACGTTGCGAAGTATGTTACTAAATTGCAAACACAAGTCGAAGATGTTATTGTAAAAGGTGCCCAAGCAACGGTACAAGATTTTCAACGTGTTGTTACACTGGCACGAACAAAAGGATTTAGTGCTTTACTAGGAGGAGACATAGACTTTGTAAACACTAGAATAGATCCAAAATTGTTAGGAAGAATCAGTCCATTAGGAGAAGCAATAACAAAATTTGACGAAAGATTGAACAAAGCAAAATCTTTGGTATCAGATATAAAGAATTTAGAAGATGTTATTGAAGATGACTTTGGTCAAGTTGGTGAAGACATAATGAAAGACTTCTTGGCAAAAGCAACTAATGTAGGAGATATATTTAAACAAAAGATTGAAGAATTTACAGGTCCTTTAAAGGCAGGTTTACTTGCTCCTATTCAAGAACAGTATGATGCATTTAAAAATGATATGCAAGGAATTTTAACAGACAACGGACCACTACTTTACAACTTGGGAATAGAAGATGAGTTCCAAGAGTTTTTCGATAATGTGTTCGATCCAGTAGACAGCATACTATCAGAGATTAATAATACATTAGATAGTTTAACAGACTTCGATGGGTTACTAGGAGATTTAATAGAAGGATTCAATGACCCAAGAGTTATACAATTATCAGAGGATGATATTCCAGTCAAATATCTAGATGACATTTTAGAAGTAGGCGGCTTTGATGAAATAGCAAAACAAAATGAAGCACCCACAGGTGTAACTACCAGTACAGCCGTAGACGAAGTAGTAGCAGATAAAGAAAAAGTAGGAGACCTAAGTGTTACTCCTAATGTTATGGAATTATTGTATCATCAAAATCAGTATCCTGCATTCTTAAAAACATTAGATTTAGAAATCAAAGGCGACCCTTATTGGTTACCAGGCACATTAAAAACATCAGGACCAACTCAAGAAGCAGAAGGCATAACAGAAATTTCATCAGCATTAAATGAAAAGCAATCAATGTTGCCTAGTTATTTTGAAAGATTGTTTATTTTTAGTTTTACAACACCAGATTATGATGTGTCTTTAGGAAAAGCAAGTGCTCCAAATCACGGTAGATACACAGGATACTATCTTGCTACTATGGTAGAGCATACATTCCAAGGCGGCATATATACATCTAGGATCACAGGAGTCAAGAATGAAAGGCTTGCAAATCCTGAGAAGTTAAATAGTGTAGTTAAAGATGATACTACTACAGAGCCAATTGAGTTCGAAAGACCGTTAAACATTACAATGCCTGTATGGTATCAAGAAGGCGGAGAACACGACGGACTATACCTTGACGCCAACGGAGAGTTTTGGACCGGAGAAGAAATTCAGGAATGGCAAGCAAATCAAAACAACGAAACAGACGATGAAGAAGTACCGATAGACGGAGGATAAGATGGCAAAAATTAGCAAAACAAATAGACAATCTCCGTCAGATAGAGTAAATGATAATGATGAAAAATATTACGGAGTATACAAGTGCGAAGTTGTAAACTCCTCAGACCCAAACAGAGACGGCAGATTATTTGTAAAGAATGATTTAATAGGAGACAGTTTTTGGGTAACGTGGACAACACCCTTTGGCGGAATAGCAAATAACAATCCAGTCGAAGGCGGAACAGAATATGCAGAAACACAAACCAGTTATGGTATGTGGATGGTGCCACCCGATATAGGCAACGAAGTCATTGTTGCGTTCGAAGGCGGAAATGTCAATAGAGGTTTTTGTATAGGGTGTGTACAACCCACACTAATGAATCATATGATACCCGGTATCCCTGCAGGTGTAACACACGACGGCAATGTTATGCCAGTTACAGAAAAAGATAAGACTCAAACTGAGAATCCAGATACTGGTTACAAATATAGAGCAGGTTCAAACAAACTACAAGCAAAAGGCGGTGCTAGAGCGGCACACGATCCTCTTACAGCAGTATTAGAAGCACAAGGTATTAGTAATGATTGGCCTAGAGGTTTAACCAGTAGTGGTGCTAGAAGAGAATCACCCAGTCAAGTATTTGGTATACTTACTCCCGGTCCTTTAAAGTCAGCATCAGGAACAAGAGATGGCGGACATCAATTTATATTAGATGACCACCCAGACGACAGTCAAATAAGATTGCGTACTAAAAACGGTATGCAAATTCTTATGCACGATTCAACAGATACAATTTTTATTATAAACAAATACGGTACAGGCTGGATAGAAATAGATGGCGAAGGAAATATGGATTTCTTTGCAGATGGTAATTTTAGTGTTAGAGCAAGAGGTGATGTAAACCTAAGGGGCGATAACAATGTAAACATAGAAGCAGGCGGTGATGTAAACATCAAAGCAAGAAATGATAATCCTGTACCAAGTGAGATAGATGGGTTAAGTTTAAGTATAGAAGGCGGTAAACCTAAAGTAGGACTAAAACTATCTAGCAAGTACGGAATTATTCACCCTGCAGATAACTTAGGTAGAGGAGACCCAATCTGGGAAACACTACAATTAGGTAGAATGCACAGCAAAGGCGGACGAGTAAACATACACGGCGTAAACGGAATGAATTTGAGAAACGATTATGGCGGTGTTAGAATCAGTAGTAAACAAGGTAAAGTTGGTTTAAGAGGAAAGCCTGTAAACATACATTCATATGGTGTGATGGGTATTAAGTCCAGTATACCTTTACCTGATCCTTCATTGCAAAGCCAGTTGGAAAATGCCTATGGTGCTTTAGACGGTGCTATAGGAGATGCGGCATCAGGGTTACTAAGTGGCGAAGGACTTAATTTGTCTAACCCATTAGAATCATTTATTCCTAGAGGAGGTTTACAAGTAGACATAGTAGGAGATATTGTTATTAATAATGGTATCACTCCTGGTACTGTTAAAGATGCAGTACTAGACGGAGACTTGGAAGAAGCGGCAACATCAGCCGCGGCGGCGAAGTTTATACCAGGCAACTTCTATATGAACAGTATGGGACTAATGCTACAAACAGCACCGTTAGGTATTATGTTGAATACTGCACCTATACCGACAATGAAGGCGGCTAGTAGTGTGGGCAATGCCAGAAAGCCAAGTTCATCAAGAAAAACAAATACATTAACAACTCAAAGCAGTATAGGACTAAGTTTAGGTGGAGCAGTAAACATAAAACGTGTTGCTCAACAAGGTGCAGGTATAGGATTAGACGGCATTAAAGAAAAAGTTATAGGCACAATAGCAGAAGGTCTAGTAGGAGGAGGTTCGCCTTATGCATCAACTCCTTCGGTATTACCAGAAATGCAAGGTGCACCAGACAGTATTATATCTAGATGGAACAGTTACCAACCAAGTCCAAGCAGAAAAGACTTAGGTGCAAATCCATTGTTCAAAGCAGTAAGTGGTTTCTTAACTAAGGCTACAGGCGGAGATGGGTAATGGCACTTTTAATAGGACAACTAGACGAGTTAGATGTTAAACCGGCATCTTACCAAACACCAAAAGGACTATTTGTAGGAAAAGGTTATTCTGCAGAAGGAGAACCACAGTACACAAAGTTACAGCAAAAAGGTGATAAGTTTCACGATCCTATTACACTAACATTAGATGATGAAGGCGATGAAGTATTAGATAATATGTTTAAGTTCTTTCCTTTGGATTTAGCAAACAGAGGAGTTGTTGGGTTTTCTCATAAACTTACAGAACAAGAAAAGGCAGAAAAAGTTATTGCTTATAATAAAAACAGTTTTCTAAATCCTCAGTCAGAAGAAATACAAAAATTAATTATTCAATATAAAAATATCTTAGTTCCTAGTGATATGTTTGGTCTTACTAATTTTGATTTGAATAGTATTCCACAAAGTTTTATAAAAATTAAAAAGCCAAACATTACTTTGGTAAGTTTAATACTTCCAATAATGCCTACTCCTTCTAGAGAAATATTACAGTTAGATAAAATATCAGCACAAAGAATTGTACAAAAAAATGTTAAAACACTTTTAACACAAAGGATGTTTAACAGTTTAGTTGGGTGTGCTATGTTGTTATCAGAATCAGATTTTGTTTCTAATAAAGGTGTTGAAAGTCTTAATGCAGGAACATACAACGAATTTCCTAGTTTGCTTTTAACAGAGATTGACGAGCGAGTCGACTCTCAAGAGTATTCATACTTCTTGACGTTGATGCAGTACTATACTTTATTAAGAGTTTGAGACTTTAGTATATTGAGTTCAGACTTTAGGTCTGCCGCTTTTACTAATGCCCTGTACTTTTGCTCTTGTTCATCTGCAACACACTTTTCCAATATTTCTATTTGAGCCTTAAGGTGATTACACTCGTTGTTTTTATCAACGAGCATAGTCCTTAATTCTTCTTCAAGTGTATCGTTTGTGAACTGCTTTGTTAAAGGTTCAGTCATTTTACTTTGAGTTTGATACGATTTGTTTGATATGTGCTAATTCTTTTATATCTTCAAATCTTTTTGTTCTATAATTATTCAATTCAATTATAGCATATTTTTTAGTTTTTGTATCATATACACCTACTGCTTTGATAAGTCCTGTGTCAGGATCTTTATCTACACATTCTGCAACACGTCTATCCGCTGATTTATTCGGAAGTGCCGACACAATTTTATTGTATGTATCAATGATACGCCTATCGAGTTTACTGTATGACAAAAGGTTTCTCCTTTTAGATTTTAGTCATTTCTACTAAGTAGCCTAATGCAAGAAGTTCATCTGTTCTTTGGTGTGCTTCTTGCCCCTTATAAATTCTCTTATCAGTAATCCAATTTGCATTGTTTCCTTTAATTGAGAACTTGTCAATATATTTAATTTTATATTGCATAAAGGTACAGTAAATGTGGCATTATGATGCCTGTTTGATATCCTTATACAATAATGTGCTTTCTGCAGGGAATACTTCTACATAACCCATACCAGCAACTTGATGATATCTAGTACCGTCTACAGTTTTTTCAGCAACTATGTCGCCTACTGAAAGCGAGTGCATATCTCTGAATGTTACCACTTCGCCATCATTACGAGTAATTGTTTTCATTTTGTAATCATTCACGTGACTATCAAACACAATATCTTCCGCAGTTTCTTCATCATAGTAGTATCCGTTAAGAACTTTGAATACTTCTTCTAGGTTATTTACAAGGTACTCATCTTCGCCTTGTACCAAACCACCATTTTCCATAACATTACAAACCTTTGTGTAATGTGCAAAGTCCTCAGGCTGAAAACTTTCTTTTCTAGAACTCATACAGTTTCTCATATAAGCCTCGTAAATTGGAAACTTTTCTTCGCCGCCAGTATGACCTCTGTCATTACTATTGACATAGTCTCTAACTTCTTTGTTGATTTTGATTTGATAAATTTCGTAATACATAAAAAACTCCTACCTTTTTTAAATTATACAACTATTATAACGTTTTTAGTGGTGCTTGTCAACCCCTTACCAAAACATTTCTAATAATTCTTCTTCTAAGTCGTATGCTTCTACTTCCCAAGGTTTCTTTCTGTATGGAGTTTGTGAGTGGTCTTGTCTGCACCACGTTTCTGTGCTAGGGTGTAAATCTCCCCTTATAAATTGTTTGGCGTGTACTAATTCGTGTGCTAGGTTAAGTGCTATTTCGTGTGCAGGGAGTTGACGTTTACCGTGTTTCCTGCATATTTCTATTTCTGCAATCTTTTTATCACCCCAACATAACCCTAAGTGACCACCATCGCAATGTGTAACTACATTTATATCCACTGTGACATCACGTCTAATACGAGGCATCAAGTGGTGTATTACATCATCAGCAAACTGAGTCAGTCTTTTCTTCTCTTTTACCCTGCCCTCAATGTTTAAAATTATCATTATTTTTAATCCATTCGCCTAATGTTTTTGCTATGTACCTATGTCCTTTTGCACTTGGATGATGCCAAGAATCAGGCTCAGACCATAAGCCTTCATATCCTTTCTTTTTTTGCTCGTGCAATAAGTTATTTTTAATATAACCACCTAGTGGGTCGTTGTTACCTGAAAGTCCCAATAAGTTTGTTAATGTAGTTTGATTATAGCACCAGAAATTTTCTCTGTCAACGGATAATTGTCTGCTTATAATGTGGTCATCAGCATTATCCATATCTATATCTTTTGTAACATCTACTAAAGCATTGTTTTGACATATTTTTATGCCTCTACTCTTACAAACTTCCTGAATCAATATAATATGATCCAATTGTTGTCTCACAATATCCTCTTCATACAACAATGAAATTTCTCTTTGTGCAAATAGCATATGTTTTAATCTGCCTGGCAATTGTATATCATCAAAATTACTCAGTGCATTAATAGAACCCATTGTCCAATTAGGATCTGCATAATAAAATCTATGAGGATTACTCCAACTTATTATAACTAAGTCGTCTTTTTTGATATCTGGAAGTATTTTAAAAAAATGATTTACTATGTCTTGATTGCCAAAACCACTTACAGCACAACTTTCTGATGGGCGGTCAAGTTCTTCACCTATTATGCCTCCCCAACCTATTGTGTCTCTAACCCATTCAGGATCGCCAGGCTCTATAGTTGTGCCATACATAAAACTGCATCCAAAACCCCAAACTTTATTAAAGTTCAATCCCATAATCTGCTTTGAAAATAGTTTTAAATATATCTTGTCCTGTATTAAAGTTCTCCTTCCATTGAGTAGACTGGTCACTACCACCTACAATATCACTAATCCACTTGTATGATGTGAACTGTTTGTCCATATTGTGGCATACTTTTGCTAATGCGTATGCCTCCATATCAACACAGTCTACTTCTATAGCAGGTTTTGTTAATTGGAACTGGTCAAATGTCATACAGGTCTTACCGTCAGTAAAATCTTGGTTGAAATCAAACTGCTGAATTTCTTCATAAGGTGTATGCCCTAAAGGAACGCCTAAAGGTCTACAGTCGATATCGCCTTGCAAGAACTTTGTACATTTAAGTAAGCCTCTAAAGTCTGGATTGATGCCTCCGGCACTTCCATAGTTTACCACATTCTCTATGTCTGGATTATCACACAGGTATTTTGTTAGTTTCCAGGCGGCATTTACTTTGCCTATGCCTGTATATAATGTGTGTTTGTATTTGATGTCCTCTAATTCGGACTTTAATGCAACTACTAATAGTGTGTTCATACTTGTACTTATCTAAGACTAAAATTTTGAGTTTTTTATACAGGAAAAATGTGCATATTAAAACACGTTTTAATAATTTAGATAAATATCAGTATGGCAACATTTAAAGGTTTTAGTACAGTAAATAGGAATGGACCTCCCTTTAACTTAGAGGATTTAGAATTAGTCAAACAAGACATTCTTAATCAACTAAAAACATCAAAAGGCGAGAGAGTTATGCTACCAGAATTTGGTAGTATTATACCTGACTTATTAATGGAGCCTTTAACAGAAGCAACTATTGGTTTTGTTAAAGACGACGTAACAGATATTGTAAATCAAGATCCTAGAGTAAACTTACTTAACTTGAATGTGTCAGCAATGGACAACACTTTGAGATGTGAAATCCATTTAGAGTATAAACCAGACCTTACTGAGGATATACTTGTAGCAGAATTTGAATCAACTACAGGCATATCTTTAAGTAGCAGTGGAGTTGAATCCGCTCAAGGCACAACAACGTATTAGGTAGAGTATGGCGCAGGACATAAGACAAAATAATTTATTCGCCGCAGAAGATTGGCAAACAGCATATAAGGCATTCACTAACGTAGATTTTAAAGCATACGACTTTAACACAATACGTCAGTCTATGATTACATATATCAGAGAAAACTATCCTGAGAAATTTAACGACTATATTGAAAGTTCAGAATTTATTGCAATCATAGAATTACTTGCATACCTAAGTCAAAACTTAGCATTTAGAGTAGACTTAAACACTAGAGAAAACTTCCTAGCAACTGCTGAAAGTAGAGAAAGTGTTTTACGTTTAGCAAAGATGCTAGGCTATGCACCTAAACGTAATACTGCAAGTAGCGGTATAATGAAAGTAACAGCAATTCAGACTACACAAAATGTTGCAGACAGTTTTGGTAGAAGTATTGCTAACGAACGTATCAATTTTGATGATGCCACAGAGGCTGAAAGTTACGACAAATTTATTAGTGTAATGAATGCGGCTTTCACTTCATTTAACAAGTTTACAAAACCGGTTGCTAAAGAGACAATCGGTGGTATAAGTTCAGAACTATACCAAATTAATAGTGTACCAGGCACGAATGTAACATTCCCATTTAGTTTAAATTTAAGCAATACAGGTGTTCCATTCGAAATGGTAAGCACACAGTTTAGCGAAAACAAAGCATTCCAAGAACAAGCACCTGATCCTGATGCACCATTCCAAATTATTTACAGAAATGACGGCAGAGGACTATCAGGCAGTAACACAGGTTTCTTTATGATGTTCAAACAAGGATCAATAGCATATCAAGATGCTATTTTTGACAAGCCAATAAAGAACAATCAGGTTACAGTTAGTCAATCGATGATTAATGAAAGTGATGTTTGGGTACAAGAGATTAATTCAGCAGGTGAAGTGTTAAGTCAATGGACTAAAGTTCCTAATTTAATTGGACAAACATTGTTCTACAACAATTTAAAACTAGACAACAAAAGAGTGTTTGCAGTAGACAGTGGATTTGAAGACAATATTACAATTAAATTTGCAGACGGCAACTTTGGTGCTATTCCAGTAGGCACATACAGAATGTGGCACAGAAGTAGTGCAGGTACATACCAAACAATTAACCCAACAGATGCAGTAGACAAGCAAATCAATATACCATACACTGATTCAAACGGTGACCAACAAGTATTAACAATGTTCTGCAGTCTACAATATACAGTTTCAAACGGTACTCCAGCAGAAAGCATACAAAGTATCAAGCAAAGAGCACCACAAGTTTATCAATCACAGGATAGAATGGTATCTGCACAAGATTACAATGTGTATCCTTATGCAGTAAACAACAATATTTTAAAATTAAAAGCAATTAACAGGACACATTCAGGTCATAGTAGATTTATTGATATAAACGATCCAACAGGAAAATATCAAAGTGTTACTGTTTACGGTGAAGATGGATTACTTTACAAAGAAGATGCAAAAGACGTAAACACAATTGATATTGAAGGTAGCACAAATTTATCTGAGGTTGTTGAATCCTCTATCACAAGCAAATTAAATAACAGTCATTTGAACAACTTTATATATGAAGATTACAGAAATGTACATTTAACAGACAACAGTTTAGTATTTGACTTAACAAGAAATTACACAGTTATCAAATGGGTGTCACAGCCTAATAGAGCAACAAGTACCACAGGTTACTTAACAATTGATACTGGTGGAACTCCAGTTGTATTAAAGAACAATCAAGTAGGAGATGTGTTTAGACAAATACAAGAGAATGCTAGAATTAAATTTACAAGTCCTACGGATAGCACAAAATACAGATGGGTAGTTATCAAAGATATACAAAACAACGGCGGACTAATTACCAGTTCAAGTGCAGGTAAAGGTCCTATCACAATGTCAACAAGTTTAGAAAATGGTTGGAGAGCAACTGAGTTAGTTGTAAGTATACAATCTAATTTGCTTACTAATATAACATCAGAAGTAAGTGACGAACTAACAGCAAAAAGAGACTTTGGTTTAGGCTATAATCCTAATCCATCAGGAGCATCGCAAACACATTTCTTTGTAATTAACAACTCTATACTACAAAAAGATGCAGAGTATAGTGCAGATTTAAGTACAGGTGCTTGTTGGATTGCTAAATTCGAATATGAGGAAGGTTCATCAGACGATGACTACTCATACAAAATGACCACAAGAGGTAAAAAACTTTTGTTTGAAAGTTACGAAGATGTAGAATTTATAGATGCAGATGAAAACTACACAGTTGATCCTGCAACAGGCAATGTTAAAAAAGATGTTATAGAAATTTTAGACAACAACAGTAAGCCAAGTATAGAAGAAACTTATTACTGGGTAGACACAAATGCAGACGGCGTAGGTGATGCTTGGCAATTAAAAGACACAAATAATTATTATACTCCTACAGGAAATAGTCCTGAGATTGTTCTCAAGAATAGAGATGTGAGAGCAAATGAGTTAAGTATTAAAATGATTTCTAACTTTGGATTATTACAGGGTGGAGATGCTAACGTAAGTGTTTCAGATACATACAGTGGTAATGAATTTATAAGTCCTGTAACAGTTGAAATGAGTGTTAACGGACAAACCAATTCAAACGGACAAGCAGTAGTTAAACCTAATTCAGGTAAAATTACAAACTTACCAAATAGTGTAGAAATACCATTAAGCAAGTTCCCATCAAATATACAAGGTGGTGCAAACGCCAATATTGCTTATGTGTTTACAGACCTTTCAGGTGTAAACACTTTTAGAGGTAATGTGTCCACAACCAGTTTACAAAGAGCAAATGCACAAATACAAGGCTCTATAGATGTTACAAGTAGTACAACAATTAAAGTAAATGAATTTGATTCTAAAAGAACATTAGGTTTAGGTAATCAAGATGTACTTAAAGTAAAATATTCAGATACAAGAGAAAGATTAGACGAAAATATCAAATTTGATATCTCAGATAAATTCACATATTCAGATGGATATATAGATTATAGAAAAATTGAAGTGTTGCCAGTCGATACAGACTTTGATGGTGTACCAGATGAGCCACTAGCATTCAGTAGATTTGTAGATCCAGATGATTTAGTATTTTTTGAAAATCAAAAAGACTTGCAAGGTAACGATTTTATTAGACCTATTAAGACTGGTATATTAGATTACAGAGCAGAAACAAGTGCTATAGTAGATTTCTTAAATGAAAACTTGGCACCAGGATCAAATGTGTTAGACCAAACAGACTTTACTAAGTTTGCATTAATACTTGTACCTACAAAAACTTTTGCTCAAACATACTTAACAAACAACAAAGCAAAATTACACGGTAAGAAAGTGTATGTAGCAGATACTAAAAAACTGTTTGATTTACAAATTGAATTTTCAGATTCAACTAATGTTATATTAACAGACAGTCAAAGTTATACTGTGAAGAACGGAAGATCCTTTACACAGAATACTAATACTACATACCGCCCAGTTAGTTTTAAATGGGAACACGTTGCACCCAGTGACGTTAGAATAGATCCAAGTATTAGTAACATTGTAGAAATGTTTGTTTTAACAAGAACATATTATTCAGAAGTTTTAAAATATAAAAACTCAACAGAGTTAGGTAAAACTTTCCCACTAGGTCCAACTTCTGAAACACTATCACAAAACTTTAGTGAATTAGAAAACTACAAAAGTATTTCAGACCAAATAGTATATAGAAGCGGAAAGTTTAAAGTGTTATTCGGCACAGAAGCACTTCCAGAATTACAAGCAACATTTAAAGCAATCAAATTGCCAAATGTTACAATTAGTGATAACGAAATCAAGAGTAGAGTGAAACAAGCAATAGACCAATTCTTCAATATACAAAATTGGGATTTCGGTGAAAGTTTTTACTTTACAGAATTAACAGCATACGTTCATACTCAAACAAATGATATATTAGGTAGTTTAGTAATAGTACCTAAAGACCCAAGCAGAAGATTTGGAGACTTATTTGTTGTAAGGTGTGAACCAGACGAAATATTTATGAGTACAGCAACAGTTAGTGATATTAAAATAGTATCAGACTTTAACCAAGAAACTTTACAGCAAATTGGTTCAGCAGTACAAGGTTCAACAGCAGGAGCAACTGCTGATAATGGACCGTATGCAATTAACGGATACTATCCTTTATACGCAACAACAGACGCGGCGTCAGAGGCGGGAGACGGTACAAGTCATCCGCACACATTCTTTGGACAAACGTTCTATATGCCTAATGGTGTAACTTATTACCACGGTACTTATAACGTAAGTAGCGATGGTCTAAATAGTAGTAACACAGGCGGTTCGAGTAGTAGTAGTAGCGGCGGCAGTAGCGGATCAAGTGGTAGCAGTGGAAGTAGCGGAAGTGGTGGATATTAATGAGCAATAAACCTTACGATTTATTACCTATACAGTTTCAATCAGAGACCAACCAAACGTTCTTTGAAAATACAGTAGACCAACTGTTCAAAAAAGCAAATACAGAGATAGTTGACGGATTAATTGGTAGAAAGATTCCAGGCACAGACTCTCCACAGAGAGCAGACTTCATTGAACATAATGATACAGGTAGGAACTTTTATACACTAGAGCCTACATATACAAGCACCGAACAAGTATCCGGAGTACCAGGTAACTTTGTATTTTACGAAGACTTGCTATTCTCATTAAAAAGTTACAACGCATTTGTAAACAATCATAATAGACTGTTTAAATCAAAACAGTTTACTTACAGTCCCCCGATAGACATTGATAAGTTTGTGAACTATCAAAACTATTTCTGGATTCCAGAGAATTTAGACATAGTTAGAATATATGGCTCTGCAGACAGCACTATTAACATAGACGCCATTCCAGGATCTAAAACTTTTGTTGCCCCAAATGGTACAGAATTACTTAACGGTAGTTTTGTGCAATTTACTGGAACTCACGTAAGTGGTAGCACATATCTTAAGGACACAACTTATCAAGTCGAGGGTGTTGGTCAACATATAAGATTGTTAGTACCAGACACAAAAGACAAAATATCTGCATACGCAACATTTGACAGTATTGCCTTTGATGCAGATTGGGACGGCATAGGATCATTTAGTGGTGCAGGATTAACATACGATTCAGATAATATTAATCCTTCATTATACAGTTTTGATAATCAGCCATATGATGCTGTTAGTAACCAACGTGAAGCAGATTACTTACTACAACAAAGAGGTGCAAAAAACCATAACCCTTGGAGTAGATTAAATTACTGGTATCACATACAAACAATTCAGCAGTCAAGAATTGTTTCAACACAGGTACCTAATCCTTGGGATACTACAAGTTATGACTCAACAAGTTATGATTATGAATTTGTTGAAGGTAAAGCAGTAGGAAGTATTCCAGAGAATGCCATAAGAGCAACAAGACCAATTATAGAATTTAACAGAGACTTAGAACTATACAACTATGGTAATGATTTTAATACTTATGTCGATGTAGTAGTCAACGAACCAAGAAATCAAATAGATGATAAATTACCAATGGGTAATCCTATTAACGGTACAACTACAGCAGTAGGAAAGAAAGCAATCTTTACAGCCAATGAGTCCGGTGCATTTATTTACGATATAGTAGATACAGGATCAGGTAATGTGTCATTTACTGCAAACAGCAGTATCACAATAGCATTAAGCGATACATTCTTAGTACAAGAAGGTGCGGATATAGGTGCAGAATATTATTGGGACGGTACTTGGAAAAAAGCACAGTTCAAAGACAAAGTTAATTTAGCACCTAAGTTCAAACTGTACGATGATGCTGGAGTGCCGTTAGACGACACCACAACGTATCCTAGCAGTACATTTAAAGGTAACGAGTTATTCAGTTATAAAATTAATAACTTAAATGCAAACGATTCAATTTTAAACTTCTCAGTAGATAGAAGAAGTGGACAATACTCCAGTGATATGCTTTTTGAAAATGATATCTCTAAAGACATTTTCAACTATGTACCCACAGGTTCTACAACCAAAAGTGTTATCCCAGGATACTACTATGCAAAAGATTTAACATATGATTTCAACGGTAATAAAAATGAAAGATACATTCACAGTTGGATGCCAAATGATGTACCTAGTTTTTATCTAACTTTCGATATAAGTAGAAATTATAAAGAAGGACAATGTGTAAGTTATAATAAACAATTCTTTACTGCAAAAGCAGATATCACAGCAGGTAATTTTGATATTACAGAATGGGATTTGGTACAAGAAAACTTCTCAGTACAGGTTGTTAGAGACGAATACTTTATTACTGAAGCAAACAAAACATCAAAACGTTTTGATATAAGTGCTACACCAATTGACGAACAGGTAGACGTGTTTGTTAATCAAAGAAAACTAGTAAAAGACACAGACTTTACTGTGGTATCTAACAAAGACGGAATATTGTTTACTAATACTCCTGCATTAAACAGTTTAGTTACAATCAAAACAACTACAAACAGCGATGTAGATTTAACGCAACAAGGTAGATTTGAACTACCTAGTGCATTATCACATAACGTTGAAAACAAAAGTATAACAGAATTTACAACAA